TTTTACTCGCACTGAGAACGGAGCAGTCGCACTGGATACGAGTGGAAATCACATTGTCGATTACTTTATGATGTACACACGGACGCTTACAAAGGAACAGAACCATCAGTTTCTCGAAAAATGCTGGGCGATTAACCCACCGAAGACAGTCGCCGTGATTTTCAACGGACGTGATAGATTGAAGGGTAAGAAAGAGAAGACGGTATCGAACCAAGCGATGCTATGGCTACGCAACAACAAGCCCTATACCTATATGAATAATATTTTAACCTATGTCAATAAATATGGACGCTGGAAGGATTTGCTGTATATTTGCTATGATAATAACGGTGTTGGGATAATACATAAAAATTATGAATTAACGTTGTTCGCCAATAAATTACGAGAAGACCTTATGGACTTGAAGATACAAGAAATGCGTGATGAAGAAGAAGCGTCCCCTACGTCCGCAGCGGACAAACCGAATAAAATGAATAGCGTATCTCTGTGTGCGAAGTGGTCTCCAAGTGAGAATGATAGGAATGATAGGCGTAAGCAATTCGCAAAGAAGATTGCGACTATACTGTATGGCAAAGAAGACACGAAGAAGATGGAAAAGTATAGGAAGGAATACCTTGTTCCGCTTAGGAACAAAATTAATATTGTAGAGACGTTGATGTGTAATAACGAATGGGATAAGATTAATTACGAGGGCGTCCCGGGGGTCGCTTCAAGAAGGCTACACAATGCCTTTAATAACCACGATAGCGAGAGATACTGCGAATACTTGGCAAAGGTAAGAAGCGGGGATGCGAAGATTAACGTTACAGGCATCCTTCCTCACGAATTGGCAGGTTATTATATTAATCTTCGGAATACACAAGACGAATATGAGGAGAATGAAACGATTGAGTTGCAGTGGAAGACGATTGTCGATAATGTGAAGAATAGCGGTTGCGACGTTCTCGGGAACTCTCTGGCAATCATCGATTTATCGGGGTCTATGTTCTCTGCGAGTAATGGCAGTATCCCCGCACAAGTCGCAATCGCCCTTGGCATCATCACGTCGCAATGCTGTAAAGGAATGTTTAAAAACAAGTTTATTACATTCAGTGCGAATCCCGAGTTGGTGTCTCTTATTCCCGATGCGGAATACGCAGAATATACCGATAAAGGCATTGAGCCATCGCTCTATACCTGCTTTAAATCCCTCGTCGATGTTGAGTTTGGCTTTAATACCGATTTCGTTAAATGTTGTAAGATGATTATTGAATATGGCAAGGAACACAATATTTGCGACGATGATATGCCTAAAAAACTATTCATCTACACGGATATGCAGTTTGATGAGGCTATGTCAGACAACAATGAAAATAACGGCATTGAAGTCTTGTATAAAACGATTGTGAAGATGTTTAAGGTATCCGATTATACGCCTCCAAAGTTTATCTTCTGGAATCTTAATTCAAGCCACAAGGAGTCGTTTCCTGTGAATTGTAAAACAGAAGGCACCGCGATGATCTCAGGGTTCTCAGAGCAACTCTTGAAGATATTTATGACCTATGACGAGTTTAAACCCGAACTAATTGTAGATGAGATACTCGCTCCTTACCTCCCTGAAATCTTCATTGACGACAGCGAGATTAGCGAATGAACGTTATTGTATATCAATGCGTGTCTGTGTATATATTTATTTTTTATATTAATAATAAAAAGAATTAATTTTTTGGTCGCCGCTTAACGCCTTTTCTTGCCCTTCACCAGTTTAGATGCGGTAGTCTTGACGAATGAGCCGATATCCTTGGTGGAGTTTAGGATACGCCCGGGGCTATTGCGAAGGGATTTCACGGGGTTCTTGATGACTTCCTCAACCTCGCTTTCGAATACCTGTATCTTCACTAATAGGTTGGTAAGGGTGCTTATCAGTATCGGGATGATGATGATAGTGAATAGTAATATCATAAATAAGAAGAGGGATATCATCGTTCCGATGGCGATAATATCACGACGTAAGTCCTCGGAACACTTGCACTTCTCGTTCATTAAATAACGCACATAATCAAATGCGTAATAGATATATACGACGAAGGTTAGGAAGAATATGAATGTTCCGAATGCGAGTAATTGGACGATTCCGAAACCCATACTCTTCGCTATGGATTTAATCGGTATAAACGCAGTAATCACGAAGTATAACAAGGCGATGATAGTGAAGTTCTTTATGAACTCCTTGTTGCTATGATCGGAACAAGCACAACCGACGTTTTCGAGTTTATATATATAACTCCAAATGATTAGAAGAAGTAATACAAAGATGATTTGTATGAACCCACTGCTATAAAAAGATAAAGTGTTGTCTGTCTCTTTCATTATTCTATTCTATATACTTATACTATAATAATAGAAATTATTTATTTATTTTCGATAATATTATAGATTAGGAACTTCGTCGAACTATCGAAACTCTTAATATCGAGGGCTTTTATTTTTTCTACGATAGATGTATCGGTAGGCGAAGACTTTAATATTTTCAAGATTTGTTCTAAAAATATATCGATGATATACTTGTGTATATTCGGGTTGCCTAAGCATTCCTCCGTAAGATAATCATAAATATCATTCAGTAGCCGTTGAATCTCTCGGGGCTTGTATTTAATCCAAATGACATTCGTATTATGAACGCCTTTCTTCCATTTCACATAATCACAGTATAACTCATACTCGTTATTAAGCAATAATAGGTTATTGTCAAAGATATATTTCGGCGGTATCCACTCCTTCTGTTGGGTATAATTGTTCCACAATGTATCCAACGTAGTATTTAAAAAGGTGCTATCGAAATAGTCGAGTAGTCGGATATACAGGTTGTCGCTACCGTTGCTACTGCCGTCCGTTATCTTAATGTAAGACCAAATAATTAAAAAAACCTCTTCGGTATTGTTCGTGTCAATAATCGCTTTTATCTTTTCATAGATGACATCTTTGTTTTTTGAAGTTAATTTATTTAAATGTCCTATCAATTCTCGTTTCGTGCATGAGTTATCCGAAAAGTCAGGAATAATAATATGAAACCGCCCTTTATTACTTGCGGTCTGATACGAATTGTTCGGGGTGTAGTGCTGTTGCGAATGCTGTTGCGACGGATGCTGTTGCGACGGATGCGAGTGCTGTTGCGAATGCTGTTGCGACGGATGCGAATGCTTCTCTCGCTTGTTGTTGTATAGTTTTTTCTCCCATATCATCTTAGGGTCATAGAAGGAATCAAAGCAACTACACGATTTTTTTAGAGTTTCGGCTTTTTGTAGTATATTTTCAGGGACATCTACGTGATTATAGCGATTTTGAAAAACAGATAAATGAATTTTAATTACCTTGTCGTCCATTATACTATTTATATCATAGTAGTTTAAATAATCTTATATAAAAATTATTTACATAGGTATATTATCTATCCTATGGATTTCGTGGATAAGTTGAACGCATTGTATAATACCCATCTAATCTATCGGACAATTGTCGTGTGTGATGGCGATATTTGCGAATACAAGCGACTATTAGAGAAAAATGATTTTAGCGTCTATGTAGCCGATGCGGATGCGGATACCTACGTTAATTACGATACATTAGATTGTCGGGTAATCTTAATCGACCGCAAACGAATCGAGACTTTTTTAAAGAATACGATGACGATAAATACTTTTTACACATTTATAACTTTCACGAATGATAACGATAGTGTCAAGGAAGCCCTTATGAAACTAAAACAATATACTGATATTATTAAATGATACTGACTTATTAATTTTTATATATCATTATGTTAGAATTGAATAGATTTTTTTGAATGCGTCGCAAAACTTCAAGTAGCGGAACTCTCTACTCGATTATTATAATCTCCACTGTATTTTTACTTGCGGTTATACTAACGAACAAGGACAGGATAAGCGAAGGGTTTTTCGGCGGTGGCGATGCGAAACGAATCGGTTTCGAATATTACTATATGGATACGTGCGGACATTGCGTAGAGTTTAACAAGTCTGGCGTTTGGGATAAATTAAATAAAGAGACCTTCGACAAGGTATCGCTTAAAAAATACAATCGCAACGAACATCTCGAACGTGTTAAAAGTTTAGGGATTACAAGTTTCCCGACGTTCGTCGCTGTCGATAACTCTACAAGTCCTCCGACAATTCTCGCATCTTTCGAGGACGCAAGGACATACGAGAAACTATTGGCGTTTATAAAGAAATACGAAGATTAAAAAATAAACATAAACATATAAGATAAACATATAAGATAATATTGAAGATATTAAAGTATCAATATAATATAGTAATTATGGGCGGTGGAATTACACAGTTAGTTTTAAAAGGACAGATGGATTCGTATATCAATTTAAATCCTTGTATCAATTACTATAAATATGTCTATAATAAGCACGTCAATTTCTCGATGGAAAACAAGAATATCATTCCTGATATAAACTCGTCGATTAACCTCGCTTTCACTACGGAGAACAAGATGATAACCTTCACCATCAAGCGATACGGCGATTTAGTAAGCAATATGTATCTGTCGTTTAATCTGCCCGACATCTATTCGTCGGACGTTCATCGGTTTCGATGGATAAACAATGTAGGACACAACTTCATTAAAACGGCGACGATAAGGGTCGAAGGAAGCGTAATCGACGAAATCTACGGCGAATGGATGAATATCTGGAATGAACTGACGAACAAGGACGGCGTCGAGTATAACAAGTTGATTGGGAATATTCCTGAATACACAAGCCCCAATAATAACAACACGAGGTATGTGATTAAGAACAACGTCTTATATAATAAAATATATCCGACGACGGACAAAATAGCGAATGCTGGAAACCCGTCGATAAAAGGGCGGATACTACAAGTGCCTTTGAACTTTTGGTTTTCTCGAAATCCGTCGTTGGCGTTGCCATTATATAAAATACAAAATCAAGAAATCAAGGTGGATATTCATATTAACGATATTGAGATGCTCTATCAGGTATGGTGCGATTCGCTAAAAATGTATGTATCGCCAAGGTTTTTCAATAGTATCTACACGGATACGGTCAAAATCAATACGTTTATAGGTAGCGAAAGTTATATTCAGTGTTTTCTGGATGTGAATTATATCTTTCTCGACAGTGCGTATCGGATGAGTTCATTACAAAACGAGGGAATCGTAAAATACGTCGTCGATTACGTGAAGCGACAAGCATATCCTGCGTTAAACATCACAAGTTATGGGGACAACTATACTTTAACGAGTTCCTACAATCATATTAAAGAGATCGTGTGGGTATTGCGTCGTAGCGATATACCCGTGAAGTTCAATATACACGACAACTATACTGCTTCGCATACCTATAACGAAACGATGGGATTGTTAGACGACGCACAAATAAAATGGGCGGATACCATCATTCGTGAAGACCAGAAGGCATATTATTATAATAACATTCAGCCGTATCAGTATCATACGAACGTCCCTCGCACAGGAATATATAGTTATTCGTTCTCGCTCTTCCCTGAAAAAATAGTGAGTGCGGGTTCTTTTAATAACCAGATGATAACAACGTCCTTATATTTAAATATCAATAATCGAGGGAACAACGACAGTCGCAAGGATATAACCAAGAAGAACGAGTTCAAGTATCTGTTCGACTTGATGCGATTGAAGTCCATCCCGTATATAAACGAGAACGATGTTAAATTGGATGTCATCGTATATACGAGGGTCATTAACGTATTCTCGGTGATTAATGGAACGTGCAATTTCATCTGGTCGAGATAGCGAATCGACATACAATTTCATATTATTTTTATATCCTTCTTTTAATAAAACGAAGCAGTGAAGCGTCAGAGGATGGATTTATTAGTATTAATCTTAATCTTATTATCAGGATACATTATCAAATATTTAATCGACACGATAAACGCTCTGAATAACGAAATCAGAGAGATAAAAATGAAATGTATATCTGCGAAAAGCAGCGTTTCGTTTGATACTCCGCCAACGAATGTCTCGAATGTCTCGATGGATGCGAATGCAGCGTTGATAAAAAACATAACCTATTTCAAGGATTATTTTGATTCACAATGATATAAATAATAAACGCATATATACATAATAAGACATCGTCGTTTCGTCGCATCGCCAATTAATGCCTCGAAAAGCAAAAAACGCCGACGATACTGTAAGCGATTTAAAGAAGAAGAAAAACCTAATGAATACAATCATCAAGGACATTTCGGTGGTTGATAATGACGACATTGTTTTACAGTTGCCTTTGTCGTCCGCACAAATAAACAAACTGAATATCACGGATAACAATACGATTACTGAGTTTCCCGAACCGTATGAGCCGAATTGTTTTTACATAAACGAAAACAACACGTATAGCACGATTCAGGACAACATCATCTTTGATAATAGTAATAGCGAGTATTCGTTGAAAGTTTCGCATACCGACGAAATACTAAATTCGAATAATAATTGCTACTGGTGTTGTCATCCAATCGACAATCGGACGTTCGGGATGCCTTATAAATATAATATTAAAACCGATACCTACGTATTATTTGGGAACTTTTGCTCTCTCGAATGTGCGAATGCCTACAACTTCTCTTCGCATTGCGGGAGCGATAAGGTGTGGGAAATCAACAGTCTGATACAGATGCTAAGCAAACACTACGGATTTACGCATCCGATTCGCCCAGCCCCTTCTCGGTTTTTACTAAAAATATTCAACGGACCGATGTCTATCGAAGAGTTCCGCACAGGACATTATACGAATGATAAGACGTATATTCTAAATCTTCCTCCGATGATTTCTACGAATTTCAGTTATGAAGTTGTGAATACCTCGTATTTAAAGAACATCACCGACAATATGCACATTAAACTTGACAATCAGAATCAAATCAAAAAGAATACGAAGAACGGGAATACGAACACGATTGATAATAAATTGAGTTTAATTGTTTCGAAATAAAAAAATTGATATAAGGACTTCTTTTCTTATATATATGCACCTAATGACAGACGTAGCGAACGAAATTTTCTTTTCTCCGTATAGAATCTCGACAATCACTTGCAACGCAAACGTTGGCAATAACATCAATATAAATCTTGGAATATTGTTTGACAATATTAAAGTGATTGAGAATGTTGCCGAAGGATGCGACAAGGGGGTTGTATGGGTTCAGTTTATGAAAAATGGGACGGATGCGTCGAAAGGCGTATATCCTAAGAAACGTAGGAAGAGCAAGAAGAACACGATGAAGAAGAATCGGTTTGACAATCAGGTTACGGTGATTTATAAGTTTCACGACAAGTATATCCCGAATGTCAAGATATTCAAGAATGGGAATATACAATTGACGGGTATCAAAGATGTCAAGGATACGGAACACATTGTGAATCATATTATCGGCGACATTACCGAAATCTATAATACGATTGACAAGAACATTATTGTGAATGCGAGTATCGACCCTGAGTATAAATTGGATTTGAAATATCAGAACTTTAAAATCCGTATGATAAACACGGACTTTAAGGTGTATTGCGACCCCGAACTTAAAAAAGGGTTTGAGATTCGCCGAAAGGAAATACACAAGTTGTTTATCAACGACGAATACAATAACAAGTGTAGTTTTCAGCCCGGAATATATCAAGGTGTCAAGTTGGAATACTTTTGGAATATTCACAATAAAAATAAAAATGGTATCTGCTCGTGTCCCAAGTATTGCTATGGAAAAGGTATGGGACAGAACCTCGGCGAATGTAAGAAGGTTACAGGGGCTTTATTTGAAAGCGGGAGCGTATTAATCACAGGCGGTATTACATTCGAGCAAGTCGATGAGACATATAAGTATATTTGCGACTTTTTAGTAAAACACAAGGATACGATAAAGAAGCCTTCACCGAATACGTCGATATATCCGATATCTCAGGTATGACAAGAGAAGTGATAGACGTTATCACGGTTATCGCTGCCGTTGCTATCATGTATAGTATATATTTTATATTCTCGACTATCGATAGAGTTATTTCCGGGGCGATTATAAGACGGTATATGATGACTTGCGTAAAAATGGGAACTATACGCAACCGCATCGGGTTCAGTGCGTGGTATCGCATAGTTATTTCCCCACGGTTTCTTGTCAAATAAAACGTCGCCTGTATATAACCCAGCGTTTTTCAATGGTTCGGGTGCTTGGACGTTGGGTGTGTAATCTAACACAGCATACATCAATTCACTTTTCATTTTTTTGTATATTCTATTACAATAGAAGGAATTAAAATTTACATAAAGAATATATCATAAAGATAATAAAAGAAGTTTATGACGAAGAAGAAACAGCAAGGAAGCGACGACGCCCAAGACTTTCTAAGCGATGGCTTGGATAATAAGGCGATTACAGACATCGTTCAAGATATTATGAAAATCATTCACGATAATCAGTGTATGGCGACTCCGCTATCCCACGCATCGGTAGTTCATAATATGTCCCAAGAGGACAAGTTTAAGTTTTTCATCGAGAGATACCCTACGCTTTTTGATATGGTTACGAAAGAGACTGGATTTGATTATTCGTTTTTTGAGTATTTCTTATCTAAGCGTGAGACTATCATAACGAAAAAGGAGACGAGCGAAGAAGTTCATAAACAGGTCGGGCAAGAGATGTTCGATTTATATTACAAAAAGAAGTGATTTATTAAGATTATTTTATTTATTTTCGTTTTATCATTCAAAAATTATAAAAATTGATATAAGAGATTAAAGAATATGTAATTACACACGATGAATTCCGTTTGTTCTCCGATTACATTTCCAACCGCAGCCGCTCCCGTCGCTGTTACCGTCCCGTTCGTTCCGACGCTATACAATCTTATAGACGAAACATTTAAACTCTACGAAGCGAACAACGCAGCTACGACCGCTACGACCGCTACGTCCAGTTATGCGAATTGCCTGATTTCCCTGTTAAAGAAGTATCACTTGTGGCCGATGATGAAAGTGAAGAAGTTCAAGGGATGTAGTGATATCGTTCTGCTACACAATACCTATATTCGGAATAACGTTGATAATTTTAAAGAACTATACGAGCAATGCCGTAGCGTCGTATTGGATTTTAGCCTCGAACGCAATAACAATGTCGTCGTAACCTACGCAAACTCTATCCCTGAGCGGATTGATTATAATACTTTCACCGATGCGTCGTATTCTGCGGAAGACAAGGTATATGAGGCGTATGACGGTACAATCATTACCGTATATCATTACAAGGACGAGTGGCACTTCGGGACTTCGAGTTGTCCTGATGCGAATAGTTCGAGGTTCTCGCATCCCACGAAAACGCACGGCAATATGCTGGACGAAATCTTATTTAAATACTTTGCCAAATCTATTACGGCAGAAGACTCTGCTTTAACCGCAGAAGAGTTTTCTGCGAAACTCAGGAGTTTATTCGTCCAACACTTGGACGCTGAGATGGCGTATGAGTTTATTATCGTCCATCACGAAAATAAGCATATTATCGATTATACGGGGATTATCGGAGAGAATTATATGGAACTGTTTCACGTGAATACGAAGCATCGTAAATCGCTGATTGAAAGTGAGATTATCGCTTCGATTATCCCGTCGCTGATGGAAGTCGGTGTGAAATACCCGTTGGCGTTCCATACGATTCAAGAGGCATACGGACATATTCAAACGAATCCGTATAGTTATGGTTTAATCGTTAAAAAGATTATATCGGACAGGGTGAAACTCTATAAAATATCGACGGATGCGATTAATTACCGTGAAGAGACTGACCCGTGCCATCCGAATGCGTGGATGAATATCCTCTCTGTATATATGAAAAACAAGACGAACTATACAATCAAGGATTATATCGCCAACTACAATCCGAATATCAATTTACCGCTGGATAATAACGGGCAAAGGATAGACCCAACGTATCTCGTCCATACGATTATTTCGACGATTAAGGATAGCCTTTACACATATTATAAGGCGACGACGACGTATTATCCGCACTATAACCGCTATAAAATGAATCGGGATATGGATAAGCAGTTTCCGCCGATTATTCAGTATCATCTCGCACAACTGCGTAATCTCCAAATCAATACCTACAAGTCGAAGATGATTACACAACCCAACGTATATCATTATATCTGCCAGTGTAATGATATCAATAACATTAAGACGCTGATTCAATTCTTCGCATCCAACCCGATTAACGAAATGCCCCCGAGAACGTCGATGTGTTTCGCAATTATGACAAGCCTCATCTCATAAACCCATAAACCCATAAACTCTCTATACATCAATAAACATTTTCTATATTTTATATTCTATATTTTTTATAATTTTATAAAATTAAAATCCCGCGTATATATAGAAAGAATATATATATGAGTACCACCCTCTCGCAAGAAGATTTTCAAGATTATATGGATGGCGGACTTCGTCGTCACCGTGCTGTTCGCTCCGCTACCAAGCGTCCCGTAGCCCACAAGGCTAAGCCCAAGGCTGTCGCCAAGCGTCCCGTCGCTGCCAAGCGTCCCTCCTCCAAGATGGCTAAACTTTTCGGTGGATTCTTCGAGAGTTTAGAAGATTTCGCAAATGAAACTGCCGTCAAGGAGAAGAAGGCTGCCAAAGTAGAAACGTATGCCGATGATAAAAATCCGATGGCACCACTTGCTGTCAAGGGTGGTAAGCCCAAGGCGAAGAAGCCCAAGGCTAAGGCGAAGAAGCCCAGGGCTTATCCCGGACTTTATATGGGTGGTTTCGAGGAGGAGCAATATCAAGACCAAGAGGAACAAGAGCAATCCGAAGAGTTTATGAATATCAATGAAGCCTTAACTCAGGCGAAGCAACTGATATCTGGTGGCTACTATCGCCCCCGTGCCGCCGTTCGTCGTGCCGCCCCCGCTCGTCCCCGTCGTGCGTCAAGCCCTCGCCGTGCCGCTCCCGCTGTTCGCCGTGCAGCCCCTGCTCGTCGCCGTGTCGTCCGCCGTTCAGTGTAATTAATGTAATTAATTACATTACCTTGTTTTTTTAATATATTAAAAAATGATATATAAGATAGATATAATAGAGTTAATAAAGATAATATGACGGTTACGCATACTTTTCAACATTACAACTACGACGAACTTTCGGATTGCCATACGTTCGAAATTAATAACATCGACCTCGCAGTTGTGAATGGGATTCGCCGAATCATTTTAACGGATATTCCGATTACAGGAATTATCGGTGAAAAGTTAGAGAATGACGACCCTACCGTCGATGTCATCATCAATAACGGCGCCCTCCATAACGAAATTATCATTCATCGCATCGGGCTTATTCCCATCTGTCTTCACGAGGAGGAAATCGAACAATACCAAGATAACAGCATCCAGATTGAATTGAACGTCAAGAATACTACGAACAAGACGATTGATGTTCGCACGAATGATATTATAGCAACTCGCAACTCGGTTCCGATAACCAAGGACGAGTTAAATACGATTTTCCCTGCCAACAAAACATCGAAGGATTATATCTTGATTACACGATTGCGAACGGGCGAACATTTACATTTCAAGGCGAGAATCGTAAAGCGTAAGGGACGTGATAATGCGTCGTTTAACCCTGTATCCCTGTCGAACTTTTCGTATATTCAAGACCCTAAGGAAGCCGATAAAAAGACGAATATCTTAGACAAGGAACGCTCGTATTACAAGAATAAATATGGCGACCCTCTGCGGTTCAAGTTTGACATCGAAAGCATAAACCGCAATATCGGACCCAGATATCTTGTATCGAAATCGCTGGATATTCTGATTCACAAATTGGAAGGACTCCGTAAAGAATTGAATAGCGAAGCGTCCGTAGCGTCCGCAAAGGTGAAGATACAACCGTTTCAGGATATTCAAGGGACGTTCGAGTTCATTATCGAAGACGAAGACGATACGCTCGGAAACGTAATACAATCCTATATTCACAATCGTTTTATTCGAGAAAATAACAAGTATAAGGATACGATTGCCTGTACGTATGTTGGCTATATTTGTCCGCATCCGCTAAAATCGCTAATGATTCTGCGTATTTCCTTAGAGGGCGTCGGTGGCGGCGTTAGCGGTGGCTCGAAAGTGTTCGCTTCGTTCCTCGAAGAGAACTGCTCTGTCATCGCAAATGAACTATCCGCAATGAAGAACGAATGGACGAAGTTCGCAATTGATAAGATAAAATAATATAGAATAATAATATATATCATTCTAATAAATAGATACAATAAGGTTTCAATATGGATATGGGTATGGATATAGAGTATTTAGAAGAGGAATTGGAGGATATTGAATATACCGAGATACTTAGTTTCGAAGAGATGAGTCGTATCAACCCTTCTTTTATTGCGATGGATAAGGAAGAAATATATAACAGCCTATATACTTTTTTTAAAAATAAAAAGAAGTCTGATTTATTGCGAAGCCTATTCTACGATATACTCGACCATCGAGAGTCGAAGAATGGCAAACTATCCGATTATTCGAATTATGTATTTGCAGCCGAAGGCGAAATCACAAAATACGGCGAAGATGATACGAAGGATGCGACATTGAACTTTATATTGGATTACAACGGCGGACGCAAAAGTCTTAGTGAGTTTGTAAAGCGGAAGTTCTGCGTATCCTATGACCGTAAATCAGACAAGTTGCGATTGAAGCCGACCCATAATACCACGATTACGCTTTCGGAGAAAAATACAGAAGACGCCAAGGATTACCCGAAATATCATTTAATCGTCAAGGATTACCCTGTTATCAAATGTAGAAATGTGGATAAGGTTGAGAACATTTATAACATCAATGACGGCGGCTACGGCGGCAACGATGACATAAATATCCCTATATTAGGGGCATACTACAAGATACCCACCGCGACCACTAATGATTATCTGTATGCGAAGATTGCGTCGCATTTGTTAAATACCGTCAATGCGAACTATACGGCTTCTGCGAATTATAAGGGGATTTACGAGTTGATTAAGGATACACGACCTGATATTGAAATGATTATGAGCGAAATCAATAGTAATAAGGATACCTTCTATCTTGATTATGGCAATATCAATAACATCTTTAAAAAATATGATTATTCTCTTGACTTTATCTCCGAGAAAGATTTAGAACTCTTGACCGACCGTATGGCTTCGATTATAAAGAAAGAGAAGGAGCGTAAGAATACACACGGCGTATTCAAGATAAGACGTCCAATATTAATCAATAAGAAATTAACATTTTATGACAATATCGAGAAGACGTTGAAAGTCATCAATATATCACCAGAGGTTCATTCGTTTCTCGAAAAAACCAAAGACCTCATCCTTAAATACAAAAACGACATCATACAATCCGATGTGATTCCTTTAAATCATTATAACATACACAGTATCATCAAGCAGATTAACGATAACAAGGTATCTATCGATGAGGTTATCGAAGACCTTCGTCTATCCATTAAGACGATTAATATCGAGCATACGCTCATCACGATAAACGATATCTTAGAAGCCAAGGAAAATATAGGAATGATTAAAGAGGATTGCGACAACGTCAAGAAGACCTTTATTCATTCACGAGAGCATATCTTCGATTACGACAAGGACGGTAAGAAGTATATCCTATCCAAGAGAGAGAACAAGGCAGTTTGCGATGCGAACGATATCGATAACTACGAAGGGCTTCAAGATGCGGACGATATCATTGACGACGAAAACAAAGGGTTCGCTGTGGATGTAGCGGCGAATGCTGCGGGTGTGGGAACCGATGCGACGGGAGCAGGAGGAAATCGTTACAATATGAATCGCTATATCGCAAATATTCATTTTCGAAATGAAAAGGGGTTCATTGAAATGCTTAGAGTCATTCTGGAATTGATTAAGAAAATTAATGATGTCGCAAACATCGACGTCGATTACGACGAAATATCCGCTTATTTATTTAAGAAATATCGTAGCGTATCTACACGATATGAAAAATACGTGAAGGAGTTTGAGAAACATAACATCGACGATGCCGAAAAGAATGCGAAGAAATACGCCCAAATGACATCGCTACATATCTTAACCGCCTTATATAGTAAGCAAGTGCCGTTCGACAAGAATCACATTAGTATAATTAAAAAAGTAAATAATGAGTTTATGGAGACCACCAATATAATCTTTTGTAATGCGGTATGCTTCTGGATTGTCGATATCCAAGATAAAATATTGAAAGGAAGTGTATCCCTGAATATGAACTCGTTAAATCCGAGCCATCTCGATAAACTGAATACACGAGGGCTTCTCTATTACATTATCGAAATCATTAGCGATTTCTTTAAATTCACGGATGATAATGATTATGTGATAAATCTGAAAGATTTGCGAAAGAACCTATTGTCTATCGTGGAGAACGAGCATAAAGACAGGGATACTGAGGTATTGAGCGAACTCCTTAGCAAGAAGAATGCGGACGGCAAAAATAAATGCTCGATTGACCGAGGTAAATACACGGACGACGAGCGGTTTTACATTGACAAATTACTATATACACCGAATAACAATGCGAAATTCGAAAAAATACACAAGTATATACAAGGATGCTGTTTGCGAAAACTCGACATAAACTTTAATGATAACTCTGACCTAAACGACGACATCATCTCTTTAAAAGAGCAGTATTCGAAAGCCCGTTTGATTAGCAAAGAAAGGGATACGAGATATACGCCTCCAAAGGAACGCAGGAAGAAAGAGCATAGGGATAAGAAAGGAGTCGCCGTAGCCGATATGGATAGCGACGGAGACGGCAGTGGCGACATCGACATCTTCGCAAAGGAAGCCAAGGAGAAAAACAAGCACGTTCGATATGTGAATAAAGCCCCCTTTGTGTATAATTTTAAAAATTATAGCGTTGATGAGTGGTTAGAAGGGATGCGTGATAAGTCAGCGTTATTGCCAAACGATTTAATCGACAATTTAATAAATTACGATATGGATAGCGTGAAAGCACGAATTGTCGCAAATATCAAGAGGCTTCGAAATGTTAAAAATAATATCAGTAGCGAATTTTTAAATTGTTCGTATATTAATTATCGGGAAATATTACTGAATATCTGTAAAATATTATATATGAATGCGAAGACACATTCGGCGGACGGCAGCGGAGGCGACGTATTAAAAGAAAAGATTATGGATTCCATAAAACACATTAAGAATATGATAAATTATCTCTATAATTTAAATAAAAATTATAATGCCGAAGAAGCCGACATAGTGAATACAATCAATATAGCGGTTATCAGTAATTCGCTCAATTACCCCGATTTGTCAGGAATTGAAAATATCCCCAAAGAGTTTATATCTGATAACGCCCAAAAACTCTATGACTATATAAAGAGTTTCGTAGAAGGGAAATACAATCGGTTCTTGACGCCCGAAGAAATCGCTGTTTTTATTAATGAAAAACGTGAAGAATATAAAATTAAGAGATTAAAAGAGAATCAAGATTTAGATATTGAAGAAAACGAAATCCGTAGGCAAATGAAAACTGCGGGAATTAAAGTGAATAAGGAAGTCGAAGCAGTCGAAGCAGCCGAAGCGGCAGGGGATGCTGTTGCGGATGTAAATGACGCCTATAAAGGCGAAGAGAAGGACAAGGATTATAATAGCAAAGACAATGATAATTATAATATATATGATGATGTCGATGAAGATATGGAGTGATGAGTGATGAGGGACGAGTTAGACCGACGAGTTCATCGCATTCTGCTGACGTATCACAATCTCCGCCGAGTTCGCCGAATGATTTGGAGGAACATAATGTTTATTATTACCACTACATCCATTCAGTTGTAGTGGCAGATGCCTATCTTTAAAACTCTCAATCACTTGTGTTTTGAAGCGGTTGGGTATCTCTTCAAACAATATGTCATTTACGAGGTTCTCGTATTTCAATGCCAATAAACTGAACTCATTGTCGGTGATTTCATCGTCATTCTCAATCTGCCCCGCTAACAATAGGAATTGTTGCCCTAATCGGCGGAATAAATCGCATTTTTCACTCGCTTTTATAGAATTATTTAAAGAAATAATTAACACGCTAATCGCATTCACTACGATATTCGGTATCTTGACTTCGTTCGCATCCTCGCTTATGCTGTTGATGATACACATCGCAGATGACGTTAAAACCAAGGGTATATTGAAGGCGAACTTTATCATCGACCAGTAGCCGCTTCCTTTGCTACATAACAGCACTAATGCCTCGGTTTTTGATAACAACTTTTCGATTTTATAAGGCAAGTTAGGAGACATCTTGATATCCTCGTTTTTTACACTCATTATATTAAATATAGAATATTTAAAAATAAGTTTTGGGATATCAAAGAAGCCGCATTGTCAAATCATCAATCGTCTTCTGTTGTTCGTTTATTTTTTCAGACAACTCCTGAATCGACTTTGTTAATAGCGGGATGAGCGACATATACTCAATCGTGTAATTATGATTCTCCTGTACGGGAACATTCACCGCCTCTGGAATAACATCGTGTAAATCCTGAGCGATAAACCCGTAATTCCTTTTATCCCCTTCGCTCTGTGCGATTGTTAAGTAGGATACAGGGGTTAGCCGATTAATGATATCGAGCGAACTATTCACCACCTTAATATCCTTTTTATATCGCCTATCACTTATCGTCGAATAGTTGATTGCGTTTATTGTTCCATCGACATCCAATTTACATACGGGGTTCGTAGTGCCTATCCCTACATTATTATTATTGAAAATGTTTATGATAGAATACTCAGCAGGTTCGTAAGGCGTCCCCAATTGCCATATTTCTTGTGCGTTCCAAGACGACGAGAGAACCGCACTGTTCGCAGTATTCATCTCGTTATATGTCGCAGGGCGATTGAGATAGATTTTGCCATCAAGCGAACTATCGCCCAATATCGAACACCATTTCGCAGTATAATACACGAAGTCGCTCGATGTGTTTGGCAAATCGAAGAATGAACCCGAAATATTCGCTACGAAATACGAGGATGTGCTTGATTCCGCACCCAGATTGTGCGAGAGCCAACACGAAGTCCCTTGGTTGTCGATTAAATTGTTGCCATCGGCTTCTGTTATATGCTCCCACGCTCCCGCTTCGCCTATACGCCTATACAAGCGAAGCCCCCACCATCTCGCATCCGTCCCATAGTCAATGCCAATGTGGCACGATAAATGAACTAAGACTTTCGACGAAGGATGCGTCGGTTTAATGCGAACACAAAAACCCTGTATCTTTTCATTTATGATGTTAATGTTATTATCGATGAACTGCCATCCGTTCCCGCTTTTAACGACAATATTTCGATAGATGTTAAAAAGCGTCTGTATCGACATATTCTGGCAAATGACCGCATTCTTCGGGATAAACGTCGTTTCACGCTGCCATATTTCTTGTGCGTTCCAAGACGACGAGAGAATCGCACTGTTCCCGGTGTTCCCGGTGTTCCCGGTGTTATACGTCGCAGGGCGATTCAAGTATAACTTGCCGTTCTGTGCGATATCGCCCAAATGCGAACACCACTTCACCGTATAATAGACGTAGGTATCCATCGTGTTCGGGAAATCATAATACGAACCGCTGACATTCGCTATAAAATACGAGTAAGTGCTTGATTCCGCTCCCAAGTTGTGCGAGAGCCAACAAGGCGTCCCGTTATTGTATCCGTTGCTGACATCAGTCCCATCTGCGTCTGTTATATGCTCCCACGCTCCCGCTTCGCCTATACGCCTATACAAGCGAAGCCCCCACCATCTCGCATCCGTCCCGTAGTCAATACCAATATGACAATTTAAGTTCAATAATACCTTTGACGTATAATGATTCGGCATAATGCGAACGCAGAACCCCTGAATCGTGTTGTTAAGAACAGACGTGTCATTGTCGATAAATTGCCAACCCGCACTTACTTTTTCCACCACATTTTTATAGATGTTGAATTGCGTTTGCGTCGGCGTATATTTGGTTACGATACCGCCTTTCGGGAAATACGAGGTTTCGAGTTGCCATATTTCGCTAACATTCCACGAGGACGAAACAATCGGGGCATTTAAGGCGTTGATTACAGCAGGGCGATTTAAGTATAACTTGCCGTTTTGCGTGTCGTCGCCAAGCAACGAACACCATTTCACAGTATAATAAATGTATTCTTCGGATGTTTCAGGAAAATCATAGTAAGCCCCGCTGACGTTCGCTATAAAATACGAGGATGTGCTTGATTCAGCACCCAGATTGTGCGAGAGCCAACACGTCGTAGCATTATTGCCGTCGCCGCTACCGTCCGTTCCGTCGGCACCGATTAGATGAACCCACGTTCCCGCTTCGCCTATCCGACGATATAAGCGAAGCCCCCACCATCTTGCGTCCGTCCCATAGTCTATACCAATATGACAATTTAAGTTTATCAAAACTTTTGACGAATAATGATTCGGCTTAATGCGGACACCGAAACCCTGAACCTTGTCATCAATTACCGAAGTGTCATTGTCGATGAACTGCCATCCGCTCCCTGTTTTCTCGACTACGTTTTTATACATTGTGAATTGCGTTTGTATCGGACTGTATTGCGACAATATCGACGAACTCCCCGTGTATGTTTTGCCATTCGGGTAAAGCATCCCATTTTTATAGAGTTCGCCCGTAAAATTAACATCGCCTGTAATCGTCACGTTATTACGTAGAGACGCTAAACTATTCACTACGAGATTCGAATTCACTACGAGACTTCCTTTAATTTCAAGATTACTATTGTATTTATTTTCAATTATAAAGCGATTCTTCGCTCCCTCGACAATATTGTCCGTTGTTATCTCGTTGATTTGCCGTTGTATGACATTGCTTGTGTTCCTGATGTAATTACTGGCATTTCTGTCATTCAAATTCATATTATAAATGACGGTCGTTAAGCCATCACCGATGTTCGAACTTGTTGTTAATACGTAGTTGAGTTGGGTGTTATTAAGTTCGGTTATTTGATTGATTAAAGTTTCATTCACCATCGAAACATAATTGCTCGAATCGACATTACTGATATCTATCTTGGTATCCAACGTATTGCCAAGGATATACAGCCTTTCGCTTAGAATATTGCTCGTAGCCAATACGTAGTTGCTTGTATCAAGAATAACATCTCTATTATATTTTTTATAACTACCAGTGCCGTTAATATGGACGTCGCCATTGTTTGCGATTCTAAAAACTGCCGTATTTATATTGGAGGCTACAAAGATGTCTCTATCTACGGTCTTTTGTTGAACCATTAAAGCCGTTGAAGTATTATTCGCATTAATAACTTCCAACCTCTCGGTCGTATATACTACTGTTTCCAGTTGCGTAGTATCCCCCAACACGATTAAGTTTGAGTTGATTGTTAAAGAACCATTCACTTCTAAATTATTATTATAGAGATTATTCACAATAAACTTATTTGAAGCATCATTATTTTCAGTAATCATATCCGTAGTTAAATCAGTGATTCGCTTTGAAATGATATTGCTTGTCGTCATCACATAATTACTCATATTGGCGTCATTGATGTTTGCCTTGTCTATCAAGGTATTACTCGACGTTAGGACATAGTTGATTAGATTATTGCTTGTCGTCATCACATAATTACTCATATTGGCGTCATTGATGTTTGCCTTGTCTATCAAGGTATTACTTGAAGTTAGGACATAGTTGATTAGGTTATTGCTCGTAGTCATCACATAATTACTCATATTGGTATCATTAAAGTTCGCCTTGTCTATCAATGTATTACTCGACGTTAGGACATAGTTGATTAGGTTATTGCTCGTAGTCATCACATAATTACTCATATTGGCGTCATTGATGTTTGCCTTGTCTATCAAGGTATTACTCGACGTTAGGACATAGTTGATTAGGTTATTGCTCGTAGTCAGGATGTAGTTGCTTGTATTGGCGTCATTGATGTTCGCTTTGTCTATCAAGGTATTACTCGACGTTAGGACATAGTTGATTAGGTTATTGCTCGTAGTCATCACATAATTACTCATATTGGTATCATTAAAGTTCGCCTTGTTTATCAATGTATTACTTGAAGTCAGGATGTAGTTGCTTGTATTGGTATCATTAAAGTTTGCCTTATTTATCAATGTATTACTCGACGTTAGGACATAGTTGATTAGGTTATTGCTCGTAGTCATCACATAATTACTCATATTGGTATCATTAAAGTTTGCCTTATTTATCAATGTATTACTCGACGTTAGGACATAGTTGATTAGGTTATTGCTCGTAGTCAGGATGTAGTTGCTTGTATTGGCGTCATTGATGTTCGCTTTGTCTATCAGGGTATTACTTGAAGTTAGGACATAGTTGATTAGGTTATTGCTCGTAGTCAGGATGTAGTTGCTTGTATTGACGTCATTGAAGTTCGCTTTGTCTATCAAAGTATTACTTGAAGTTAAAATATAGTTGATTAGGTTATTGCTCGTAGTCAGGATGTAGTTGCTTGTGTTAGCGTCATTGAAGTTCGCCTTGTCTATCAAGGTATTACTCGACGTTAGCACATAGTTGATTAGGTTATTGCTCGTAGTCAGGATGTAGTTGCTTGTATTGGCGTCATTGATGTTCGCTTTGTCTATCAATGTATTACTTGAAGTTAAAATATAGTTGATTAGGTTATTACTCGTAGTCAGGATGTAGTTGCTTGTGTTAGCGTCATTGAGGTTCGCCTTGTTTATCAATGTATTACTTGAAGTTAGGACATAGTTGATTAGGTTATTGCTCGTATATAAAACATAATTACTCATATTCACGTCATTGAGGTTCGCCTTGTTTATCA